TGATTATCGACTCGATCACATTTTAAAATTTGAAATGGATTTATCGATTCGCTTACGCAGAACGGAACAAACAGTATTCAAAAAGAAGATAGTAAAATGATATTTATTTACTACAATAAAACTTAGGGAGATTATTTATGACACTATCAGATAAATATATTCAAGCTTTAATTCAAGCAGAAAAAAAATCAAAGAGTCAACAAAATGACGAGGACTATTTGAAGTATAAAAAATTTATGCGTTCGAGTTCTCGGATTACGATTCCGTTAACCAACTTAAAAAATCTAAAAACCGCTCATGAAATGATAGGATTACTGCATGAAGAATTAGGCAGTATCCTTCAGTCAAAGCACTCTGTGTTTGAGAAGATATTCATGGCGGGATATTCGGTAACTGTTTGCGGTCAACACTTAAAACAAGCGGCAGATCCGAAAAATTTAGGGGTACATTTTAAGGGGACACGTTAGTTTTATGAGACAACGACAACCACAACATATAGTGTATCGTAACATTTTTCCCTCTAGGTTTTGTATAGTACCATTTAACCAGAAAGGAGCAGTCTATGCCTAACAAACCAAACATATCTATTTTTTCTAACCAAAAAGTAACGCATAATATATATTACGAATCGTCAGTAAAAAACACTAGATATAGTATTTTAGTTGAATGGTTGATGAAACTTTTTAAACACCTAAAATCCTATTACACTCTAGCACAGAATACAAGAATTTTTAATTATCTATTTGAGTGTTTCACTCTTTTGGGATTGTTTGTATTTTTTTATTTTCTTACATTTTTTGTCTGTGCTTTTGACGATGCGTGTAGTCGTTTTTATTTGGGAGGTCTATAATGGTTGCTCCTAAAAATAAATATAGTCGAGATGGTTTTGAAGTAGGTGCTTCTAAAATTTCAACGATTGTTCTAGGTCAAAATGATTTTGGTTTGACACGGGAAGATATAAGAAAGACTTTTGTTGAAATCAAAAATAATCCTGATGTGATTCAGCTTGAAAGTAAACAAAACCAAAATGCCAAAGATCGAGGTAACTATCTGGAGGATGGTATCGCTCATTGGGTATCTGATACTTTAGATATTTTATGTAAAGGTGAAATAAGTGTTTCATTTATTAAACCTAAAGATGCATTTCGTTTACCTAAATATAAAATGGCAGCATCGCTTGATGGTATATTAGAAGTGCATGGCGGTTCAATACACTATGACGATCCGCAAACGGGCAAAACTTTTACATTATCTGGCAAAGGTGTTTGTGAAATAAAAACTCAAGGCTACAACGATCATGTTACTTATGAACATATTTTACAGCTCCAAGCTCAGATGTTAGTCTCTGGATTCAAATGGGGTGTCATCGGCCATCTTGGTCCTCGACTTAAAATGCAGATGTTTGTGTTTGAATCAAGTAAAGAAATACAGAAAAAAATTATGGAGCGAGTCAAAGATTTTTGGCGGAGGGTAGATTCAGATAGACCTTATCCAATCATTGCTGAGTCAGAACAGAAAGTTTTTTCAGATTGGTCAAACGATGATAAAGGATTAACTCAACTCTGTAACGATTATGATCTTGCAAAAGATGAAATAGAAAAGTGGACAGCTACTAAAGATCAAGTAGGCAATGCCATTAAATCTATACTCAAACAAGAAAACTGTAACTATGTCAAACTTAGAGAAAAGCAAATAGCGTGTGAATTGATTACTCGGAAAGCAACAGTTGAAAAAATTGTACCCGCTAAACCCGCAAGTCAATATGAAAAATTAACAGTAAAAGGAATCAGCCATGAGTGAATTAGCAAATCAATTACAACAAGTAATCTTAAAAGGAGATTTGAGAACCTTATCAGATCAGGAAAAATTAATCTATTATAAAAATGTATGTGATAGTTTGGGTATCAATCCTTTAACTAAACCTTTTGATTACATTGTTTTAAATAATAAACAAACTTTGTATGCTACTAAAAATTGTACGGATCAATTACGATCACTTCATAAAATAAGTATCGCAGTTAAAGACAGAAAAATAGATAATGGTTTATTAACTATTGTTGTTGAAGCAGAAGATGCAAAAGGAAGAAAAGATTCTGACATGGGATTTGCAAATGTGCAAGGACTTCGAGGAGATCCTCTTGGAAATGCCATGCTCAAAGCAGTAACGAAAGCAAAAAGAAGAGTAACTCTGTCAATTTGTGGACTCGGTGGATTTTTAGATGAAACCGAAGTAGAAGATCTCCCTCAGAGAGCCGTCAGTAAGCAAAAGCAAGGCAAGATGACTCCTACTACTCGGGATGTATTAAAGCGAATAGACGAATCGGATACTCTTTTTTGTACACTATTATTATTAGACAATAAAAAAATTGCGATAGAAACTTCAGTAATAGCTTGTCAGACCATCAATGAGATAGTTTTGCAAATCATGACAGACTCTGATTCTGAATTGACCAAAGAAAACAAGATTGAAAAAATAAATAAATTTTTTGAAATTAACAAGGACGTTGTGGAAAAGTTGAAAATAAAAGAACCAGATTCAATAAAAGAAATAAGAGAAAAAGTTAGAGGGTTTTGTCATGGCTAAAGAACTTACTCCGCAAAGTAAACGGGTCTTAACTTTTATAAAAGAGTATATTGATCGAGAAAAATTTTCTCCATCTCAGTTGGAAATTGCAGAACATTTTAATCATAACTCTCATAGTGCAATTCAAAAAACTTTGCATCGTCTTGAACAATTAGGATTAATTGAAAGAATCAGGGGGAAGTCCCGGTCTATTCGTTTGAAAAAACTAGACTAAAGTTTCAACAATAGTGGCCAAAGACTTTGCTCGATTGGGGGTTTGTTGATGCCACTTTGAATCAAGCATTTCTTTAGCAGCACATTTAAAATCTCTTCGATCAAAAGCTTTCCACATTTTTTTAAATTTACGGACACCATTTTTTCCTAACTGAAAGACCATTTCAATAATAACTTCTTTTCCTTTTAAAGGTATTGCTCTTTCACCAATCAATTCTTCTGCCCCCGCAACCGCTTGTTGAAAATCTTTTTCAAAATATTGTTCTAATACATCAATTTCATAAGACTCATCTTCATCCCAATTCTCATGTTCTAAACACAAATGACCCCAACCCACAGTAAGTTTTCCAAGACTATCTTTATAGCAATAGTTTCTAAATCCCTCATGCGTTTTTATTCTTTCTTTAAGTTTATCAAGCATTATTTATCCTTGAGTTTATGATAAAGCGTTTGCACTAAATCTGTTTTACGATATCTTCTATCTAATTCTATGCCATGCTTTCTACCTAATTTTTCTAACTCATTTTTTGTCATGATTTGTAAGTGAGTTATCTTTAATTTCTTTTTAGGTTTTACAAAAAGATTTTTTAAAAAACTAAACATACATCCTCCTATTTGGTATCTGTTTTTTTATACTTATCAAAACTTCGCAATCCTGAAATTCCAAGAAGTCCAAATAACAATGGCATCATTACAGACATATCAGCTTGAGGAATATTTACACCAAACCCCGCACAAATCGGAGAGATCATATAATTCATCATTAAAGATAAACCGCAGATCCACCCAATCAGAGGTCGCCAAGATGATTGAAACCAATTGCCTTTTGCTTCTTCTTTATTAACTTGTATTTGTTGCTTTGCCAATTCCTGTGCATGGCGTTCTGACATGGTTGCTATATCATGTGCCAGTTTATTTTTCTGATCTTTGTCCTCTATGAATTTATCTAATAATCCAGCAACAGGACCTATAAGTGCTTGTAACATTTTACCTCCTTAGTTAAAACCATTTAAAAATTCTTCCATAAATAACAATGCAAATAATCGATAAAATAAAAATTAACCCTATACCAATAATCTTTTGTAATTTTTTTCGTTCAGCAATCTCTTGTTTAAGTTGTTCTTTTTTCTTAGCTCTTAATCTTGCAATCTCTGCTTGAAGTAGCTCCCATTCTTTCAACCCGTTATCGGCATACAGTAAGAATAATTCTCTTAATTGTTTTCTTTTATCAGCCAATTCTTTACGTCTTAAATATGCAGCCATCGCATCTTCTTCAATAGATGATAATCCTAACTTTGCTAATATCCCACCCTTGCCCTTATTACTCGCATGAAGATCTAATGAACTTTCAGCATTCGCCCATTTATAAACTTCTCCTGCCATATCATGAATTTGTTTTCCCGTTTTAATGCCTTGTTCAATTAATCCTATTGCTGACTTACAAGCTGCCCAGGCACTCAATGGATCAAGCATTTTATCCCTTTATAAAGATTGATATTAAAGCTACAATGACCGCAATGGTATTACCCATAATAACTGTTTCTAATCTTTTGATTCTGGATTTTAGATCTGAAATATTTTCATGAATATTGTTATATCTTTCCAGACACACTTCCTCATGCTTGGATATCCTTGCTTCATTCTTATCTGCTTTAGTTACCATAGTCCTATCCTCTATCGTTTATACTATTTTTTTCCTAACAAATCTTTGTCCGCTTTTCTCGCTCCACCTTTACCTGATACAAAAGATTTTACTCTTCCCATTGCCCAGCTGTGTGCTGAAGTTTTCGGTCTTGATCCTGATGAATAGTAAGCTCCAAGTGTATCCCCCAAAGGGGTCACAGTCCTCTCCTGTATACTTTATTTAAAGTGCTTTCACTAAATCTTGAAGCTCCTGGTATTTTTGAATATTTACTCATTTCTTTTTACTCCTTAATTTTTTAAGATCTGCTCCTGTTATTTTGTTTCTGGGTTTAGCAACCGCAGCTAACTTTTTTTGTTTTGGACTGTATTTACTAAATGGCATTTTATTATCCTTTACTTCGTTGTTTACTAATTTTATCCATCATTGCTTTTGTAAGTTTCCCTTGCCTATAAAGTCTAGCAGTTCTCTTAATCTCTGCTTCTCTAGCTTTAGGATTCTTTGCACCAGATACATATTTCTTTGGTACACCACCCTTAGTTTTAGGCACAGGATCAAACTTACGCATCAATGTTCTTTTGTGTCGCATTATTTTTTCTTCTTTTTTTTATCAGTCATTTTCTTTTTTTTTCCATAATGTCCTGGCATAAGAACTCCTTTCTAAGTTGTTGGTTTTGTTGGGAAAGTAATTGCGTTTGCTTCATCGATCGTTGTTACATCTTTTGTTATATCTCGTAATTTTGTGCGATACGTTTGCCACTCTGTTTTTTTTGCATCTGTCAAAGGACAATTAGGCAAGTCTGTCCAATCTGATTTATCAAGCAACCCATCTCTTTTAGCTCTGATGATTATCATTTTTCTATCATAGGCTGAATCAGTCCATGCCTGTGCTTTTGCTGTTTCTATAGCTATCTCATCTGATGTTAAAGCAACTTCTTTATTATCTACATATTTAATTGCACTCATTTTAGCTTACTCCATAAATTTTAAATTTTCCCTTTGCAATACTTCCTGAAGAAAAATCAAACTGAATTTTAGTAGTGGTATTTGCTTCAAAGATATTACAGGCAGATGACATGACAACCACATAATCCGAACCTACGGAAACTCCATGTGTATGAAATTGGGTAAAAACCGCACTATCCGCAACACCATAAACCCACATACGAAAAGACAATCCTTCATCAGCTTCACTACCTGTATTCACACTTTCACCATACACCTGATATTCAGTAGAAGAGCTACTTCCTTCTGTAGCACTACTAGCATTTCTACCTGAGTCCAAATCGCTATCAGTAGAAGTTAATCCTTTTGTCGCTTGGTTGTAAATTGCGGCTGTGTCAATATTCCCATCTGCACCTGCCACTCGTAAACGGAGTTTTACATCATTAGTTTGAGGTTGCACCATAATGCCCTCAATCATATAAACATCAAATCCCGTAAAGGTAGAGCTAGTAAAAGTAACAGATGCTGTTGCTGAAGAAACTGTTGTCGTACCTAACAACTCATGTGCGCCACCCCCTTTGATTAAACTATAGTCTACTCTTTTTAAAACTCCTGCATCACTTACCAAAAATTGGTCTGTATCCGCAGGAGTGCTTGACAATTCTGTTTGAGCTGAAATCGTATCTGCATTTAATTTTGCCCCCGTAACTCCTCCATCTTTAAAACTAACTGCTCCACTACTTACATCAAAATCCCCAGAGTCAAAACTAGCAATTCCTTTATTGCTTGAAGTTGCATCTTCTCCAGCTATCGTAATGGTATCCGTGGCTCCACCCGTGGTGGTAATTCCTTCTCCTGCTGCGATTGTTACTGTGTTGCCATTTGTGATGGTCTGATTCGATCCACTACTTCCAGCAAGAGTAAAGTTTTCCATACTTCCAGAACCATCTGCACCATCTGCACCTGAATAAGAAAAATGAACACTTACGCCATCATTATTTGAAAAAGAACCTGAACTTGTCAAATGCGTCACAGCTACTTTGGTGTATCCACTAGCATCGGTTATAGCTCCCGTTACCTTAAAAGTGGCATAGGTTGCTGGGGTTGATTCTTTTGTAATTGTAATAATGCCTCTAGCTACTGCATTTGTAACATCATCAAAAGATTGTACAAAAGAAGTTATATTTGCTCCTGCATCATCTGCATCGTCTATAAATAAAACCGATACACTTGAAAGCGTTCCATTATTAAAAGCAATTTTACCCGCACCAGGATCAGCATCACTTGTTGAATTATTAAAGGTCATCGAAAGCTGAGGATTAGCACCTAAAGCACCTGTTGCCCCCGTAGCTCCAGTAGGTATTCCTAACGCTAAGGTTAAATCATCTCCTGATAAGGTAGCTGATCCCGTGGCAGAACCACCCGCAGAAACAGTTGATGTATTAACTGTAATCGAATCAATTCCTCTTTTTAGCAAGGTTAACGCTGTACCATTACTATCATAGCCAATCACCTTATTTGCATTATTAGATGTTGTATCGTTATACGGAACTATCAAACTCGGTGGTGTTGATCCTGTTACAAATTCTGGTAGCTGTAAAGTACGATCTATTTTTTCTTCAAACTGTTGTAACACCATGATCGTATTGTCAAAATCTGTTTCTAACGATGCAGCCGTAAAAGATGCTCCTGTTGAATATGCCGATTCTCTCGATAAAGGTTTGTTAGCAAGGATGGTAAGTTTCTGTCCTGTGGTCGGAGCTGAAGCATAATTAACTGTACCCGTGCCATCAGTTGATATTGAAACAGTATAATGAGTGCTTAAAGATTGAGTTGTTTCCCCCAGAATTACTTTGAGTTCTGTATCAGCATTGATCTGAAACGAAAAGGCAAAAGCTGTCTGTGATCCATTGGTTGTGTACTGAACCCGCCTATTGGTATCGTTAATATCAAATGTTGCCATAAACCCTACCTCTACCTTTTATACAATATATATCGATTGATTTCAAACATTAGTTTTTCATAGCCTCAATTCGAACTCGTAATCCTGGATACTTTTGTAACAACAATTCTTTTCCACTTTCTCTAGCATCAGTCAATATGCTATTTAGTCTTATATAGCGATCTTCTAAATCACTTATTTGATAATCATTTTTTTTTATTTCAGCATTTAATTTTGCTAATAAACTTTCGTTAGGATTGTAACCTCTATCATTCTCATCTAAATGAACATTTTTATTTAATTTGTTTGAGTTGTTAATAAAACGAATGTGATCATTAATTTGCTCAGATGATAATTGAATGCCACCTATTTTTTCTTTGTGACTTGTAAAAGTTCCAACTCTTCTCTCGGATAAAAATGTTAATTCTTCATTAAGTTTAGTAAATTGTGGATTTGATATTCTGATTGGTGAAACTAAATTATAATTTAGACCGTCACTTTGTTGTTTTACTTCTCCCCACATATTTAAACCATCTGGTAAGGTTTCAGAAAAACGAGGATTTCTACTTAAAGCCTGATTATAAGATTCATAAAAACCTTTCATAACAGTAGGTAAATAAGCATATTCCGCTTTAATTAATTGTTCTTCAGAAAGTTTTGTACTTGAAGCATCTGGATTTTTTATTCGGTCTATTAAACCTGAATAGGCTGTAGCACCAACAATATCAATACCAGGTGTATATAAATCCACCATGCCTGTAGCTGTAAAAACGACATCAGATGCTTTTTTAACAAGAAATTTTCCCATACGTTCACCAAAACCTTCTGGCACTCCGTATGGATTACCAGCTGCTTTAGCTAATTCTGAAACACCCTGAAGAAATGGCATATTAGTTGCGTACTGAGCTGCTGCCAATGTTCCTGATTTAAATATATTTTCTAAATCAATTAAGTTTTGACTATCAGAGTTTTGAGCATAGTAAGCATAATCAGCTGCCATAGATAGAACTGCTGACATAC